CATGGATGTTGACACTTTATTGAGCAGATGTAAGACTCATAGGGATTCTAGAACCCTTCACTATATCTTAAAGACATTCGACTATGACTTTAAGAACAATGCTGCCATACCTAAACTTATGCAGCAAATTGTAAAATGGGAACGTAAATACAATAGACTTACGTAACCTAAATAGTGGATTAAGGTATAATATCCACTATGGCAAAACAATACTATCAAGGCAAATCAGGTTTTAAGATGCTGGCTGAAAAGAAGCCATCATTGAAGAAAGTTCTTGCCGCATTCGATTCCTACAGCGCAATGATGTATCTGGAAACAGATGATGGGAAGATGCCAACTGGAACACCACTAATTAAAGTAACATCTCCTGATGAGAAATCATTTGATGTAGTTGTTGCTGCAGCACAGGGTGTTAAGGGCACTACAGTAACTGATCAAAAGGGTAAGAAGTATCTCGTTGCTGTTGGTGCTGATAAGTTCTTCCTCTACAAATCAGGTGGTCGTCTTCAGAACGTAATTGATGAAGAAGGTAACGCAACTACCGCAAAGACCCCATCAACTGCTCAACAAGAAGATGGTACTCGCTTCTGCTTAGAATATTATTCTGACAATAGGAAGTTTCCAGCCAAAGAAGTTATCAACAAAGCAGTTAAGTTTGACTTCGGAAAAGACTGGCATGATTCATTTGAGAAAACTATCAATGCTGTTCTGACAGTAATTCCAAAGAGTAGCATCGGTCAGTATAATTTCTATCGTGATAGTAACCCTAAGAAGCCACAGTTCTTAAATCAAATCACTGATGCTAAAGTTCTTCCAGATAGTAAAGACAACTGGAACCCATCAGACATTTGGGCAGTTAAGAAAACAAGTGAATCAAAACTTGGAACTGCTGTTGATGCTCTTCATAAGAAATTGTTGGCAAAGAAATCTGGTATTGAAGATCTAAACAAGTTCGTTGAAGAGAAGTTTGATTCAAAAGAAATCATTGGTATCTCTCTTAAGAAAGTTGCTGGACCAAAGGCTACAATTTCAAAGATTGAAGTTGATGCAAAGTATATTAAGAGCATTGAGTTCCAAAAGCCAGCCAAGAAATTTGATTATAAGTGTAGTAATTCTTACTTTGACTTTCTTCTAAGTATGAAAGTCTTCAAGGATACTATCACTTATCGTTTCCGTTTCCGCCCACGTGGTGCTTCTGGTGAGTTAAACACTTATGGTGAAGGGCAACCAGAGACTGCTAAAGTTTGGGATGGTGCTATCTCTAGAGATATGCTCAATGAAGAGTTCCCTGGAATGCTTAATGTAATTTCAGATATGAAGAAGGCTACTAAGGTAGCATCTACCGCTGGTGCTCAAATCCAGTCTATGGCTAACCTAGCGATCTATAAGAAGTTCGCTGCCTATGTTAAAGCGAACAAGTTTAAGTTCGTAAACGTATCTGGTATTGATGATAAGATGTCCGACTATGAAGTCCGAAGAGCTGTCGTTCTTCTCTATTATATCTTTGCTCTAGAGACTGCTACTGATCCAGGAGCCATATATAAAAAGATGTATCTAGCTGCTAAGAAGATGAATGCTTTCTCCTCTGTGCACTACAAAGTTTACTAAATAACCATATAACACTATTTAATTGATGGATAAACATGAAAGATTATCGACAACTCATAAGAGAGTTACCGAGTAAAACGGTAGTTCTAGCCTGTGGTAAGTTCAACCCTCCGACTATCGGACATGAACTTCAAATTAAGGCTGTCAAAAAACTGGCTGAGCAAAAGAATGCAAGCCACGTAATCTATGCGTCCGATCTAAGCGACGCCAAAAAGAATCCATTAGTTGTAGAAAAGAAACTTCAGTATCTGAACTTGATGTTTCCCAACACCAATTTCGTTGGGCATTCAGATAGCATTAGCGAAGTTGTTTCTAAACTAAAAGAAACATATCGCAATATTATCGTAGTTACTAGCGCAGATAAAGTGGCTTCCATGAAGAAATCTTTAAAGGAAGCCACAGTCGTATCCGCTGGTGATGTTGACCCAGACAGTGATGACACTGCTTGTAAGTTAGCGACTAAAGGTTTATACGAAGAGTTTAAAAAGAATTTACCTTCATCAGTTCGTGAGATTGATTCTCGTAGATTGATGAATGATATTAGAGTTGGTTTCAATCTAGAGCCAATCAAAGAAGAAATTAAGTTGGTTAAAGATGAACTTCGCGAACAATATTTCCGTGGAGAGATCTTTAATGTTGGTGACTTGGTTGAGTCAGATGGCCAACAGTATGAAATTGTAAAGCGTGGTTCTAATCACTTATTATTGAAAGAAGAATCAGGTAAGTTAGTCACTAAGTGGATTCACAATGTTAACTACATTGATGAAACTAAACGTATGAGTGCTGCTGTTAAATTACAACGTGCTTGGGATCGTGAAAGAGCCAAGACTGATTCAAGTCGCGATCGTATGCGTCATGAACTTGAGTTGATTGCTGGTAAAAAAGAAGAACCAAAGAAACCAGAAGTCAAAGAAGAAAAGAAAAAATTAAAATCGTTTAAGAATGTAAAGAAGAATGCTGAGCAACCAACTCCAGTTATCGACTTTCAGGCTCCATATGATCCAATGTTTAAAGGTTAATTATGAATGAATTAGTAGCAGCACTAAAGGTGCTTCAAGCAAATGTAACTGTAATGTATTATAAAGCCCATCAGTTCCATTGGAACGTAGAGGGTGAAGACTTTACTCAGTTCCATGAATTCTTTGGTGATCTTTATTCAGACATCTATGATTCTATTGACCCAATTGCTGAGAACATTCGTAAACTAAATGAGTATGCTCCAGTTAGTCTTGATGAATTGTTCAAATATAAAACACTAAATGAAGAGAACAACAGAGTAGGTTCTATCTCTGGTATTCTAGCATCATTGATTGCTGCAAACGACGAAGTCCTTATCAGCCTAAATAATGTGTTCGATCTTGCTACTAAAAATAAAAAGCAAGGCATTGCCAATTTTGTCGCTGATAGAATTGACACCCACGAGAAACATGGCTGGTGGCTACGTGCTTCAGCTAAGAAAAACGGATAACCAATGAAGAGTTTTGCTACATTTCTAAAGGAAGAAGAAGCCGAAGGTGCTAAGTTAAAGCACATTCATCATGCTGAAGATCGTCCTTTGATGCATGGCTCAGAAGGTTTTACTCACGCACATGGCGCACTAACGCAAGCCCATGAACATATGAAGTCTGGTAAATCTGATAGCAGCCTTTCTATGAAATATGATGGCTCCCCTGCGGTGGTTTATGGTCACCACCCAGAGTCTGGTAAGTTCTTTGTTGCTTCCAAATCTGCGTTCAATAAGAATCCAAAGATTAACTACTCCCATGAAGACATTCAGAAACATCATGGTCATGCTCCTGGACTTGCAGATAAACTTTCTGCTGCTCTTGAACACCTACCTAAAGTCGCTCCGAAGAAAGGTGTATTCCAAGGAGATTTGATGCACTCTAAGACTGACGTGCATCATGATGAGAAGAAGGGTACTGCTTCCTTCACGCCAAACACTATTACCTATACTGCTCATGGCGATGAAGCCAAGAAAGTAAATGCTTCTAAAGTTGGTATTGTTACTCATACACAATATCATGGTAAAGACTTAGGTTCTATGCACGCTAAACCTTTAGAAAGCGAAAAAGGTTTTGGTCATCATCCTGACGTATATCAGAAGTCTGCTTCTCACGACACTAGCAAGATTAGTTATCCAGCATCCGCTCAGAAGAAGTTCCAGAGCCATATGGATAAAGCAAAAGAAATCCATGACACTCATGGCTCTAAGATGTACTCTGCCATTCACCCAAGCCATGCTGGTGAAGGTGGTCATCTAGCAACATACATTAACTCAACTGTTCGCACTGGAGACAAGCCATCTGCTGAAGGATTCCAGAAACACGTTCAAGGTCACTTCGACAAAGCTGCTGGTAAATTAAAGTCTGAAGCTGGTCAAGCCAAGAAGAAGGCTGAAGGTGCAAGTCACGTTGAACATGTTGAGAAAAACAAAGAACACTACAGCAATCTCTTGAATATGCATCATGAGTTGCACCAAGCAAAGAATACATTAGTCAAACATCTAGAAACACACGAAGGTGGTCTTGAGCATTCTATTGAAGGCAAAAAGTCTAAGCCAGAAGGTTTCGTTGTTCAACATAAGAATGAACCAACTAAACTTGTTAATCGTGCTGAGTTTGCTAGAGCCAACTTACTAAAGGTTAGAAAGTAATGATGTCCTTCAAAGAATTATTAGAAAAGAAAGACGAAGGTGGACATGGTTCTGAAAAGCACCATGCGTTAGCATTTGGTCGAATGAACCCAATCACCACTGGGCATGAAGCTGTTGTTAAGAAACTACATGACGTTGCTAAAGAACATGGCGCATCTCATAGCCTAGTAGTTTCTCATAGTCAAGATGCTAAGAAGAATCCTCTTTCTGCTGAACAAAAGGTTAAACACGCTAAACGTGCGTTCCCTGGAACTAACGTAACTGCTGCTTCTAAAGAACATCCTACTATTCTACACCACGCTGCTGAAGCCCACAAAGCTGGCGCTGAACACCTACACGTAGTTGCTGGTTCTGACCGTCATGAAGAAATGCATAAACTACTCCATAAGTATAATGGACAAAACTCTGCTCATGGTCATTATAATTTTAAGTCTATTACAGTTCACTCTTCTGGAGAACGAGATCCAGATTCAGAAGGCACTAGCGGAATATCTGCCAGCAAAATGAGAGAACATGCTGCTTCTGGTAACAAAGCAGAATTCCATAAAGGTGCCCCATCAAAGATGTCAGCTAAACACAAAGACGAAATGTATCACGATGTTCGTAAAGGTATGAACATCAAAGAAGAAACAACACCATATTGGAAGAAGGCTTCTTGGAATAAGAAGATGTCTGCTCTTGCCAAACAAGAACGTCTAGCAAGAGAAAAGAAAGAAGCTGAACAGAAGCCAGTTAAAGAAGAAACTCTTGATCAACAATCTGATCGTAAGAATCAAATGAAGCGTTTCCATGATCAAGTTGCTGCTCTAGTTAAACAGATTAAGAAGAAACCAGACTGCGCTGTTAACGAAGGTCGTGGTTCCGCAGACAAACATTGGTCTATTGCTCAAGACCACAAAGAGAAAGCATCTCTATCAACTAAAGGTACTGAAAAGTATCATACTCATATGGCTGACCATCACGATTCAATGAGTCGTTATCATGAAGAACTTGGTCAATCAAATCACGCTGCAGCGCATGCTGAAAAAGCAGAAGTCCATCATGAGAAAGCCATGGGAATAAAAGAAGGTGTTATCCAACAAGATGGCACTGATAAAATCGACACAGCAACATCAGCGCCAACAGCATCAACAAGCAAGGATACAACTATGGGTAAGAAGGTAAAGGGATTTAAATTCTTTAAAGGTGAGAATGCCCCAAATACGACTGTTAAAGAAAGTTCAACAGTTAATGTAGATAAGGTTAATTCTGCTGGTCAAGAACCACATGAAGAGAAATTTGAAACTGTTGCTCAGAAAGCGATAAAGATTGCTGCTAAGAAGAAGCAAGTTCAAGAAGAAGCTGAGACTGAACGTCAAATTCAAGAAGTTCTTTCTAAGGATGCTTCTGCTGGTGAATGGATTCATGACTTTGTTCACAGCACTAATCCTAAGTTCAACAATAAGTCTAAAGAGAAACGCAAGCAAATGGCTCTTGCTGCTTATTATGCTAAGCAACGCAACGAAGAAGTTGAACTTGCTGAGAAGAATTGGATTGCTAATGCTAT